CGAGGCGCTAACCTCGGGGAGCCATAAAGACACAACTATAATATGGAAAGACAAATCCGACTTACTACCGAAGACCGCCGTGCTATCCAGAAGGAGACGGGGCTCACAGACGGGGCGTTGAGCCTCGCATTGACCTTCCGTCGGCATGGGGAGCAGTCCGAGCGCGCTCGCCAGCTTGCCCTTGAGCGCGGGGGGATGGTCTACTGCACTGCCCCTGAATGCGAGACGATACACGATGCAGAGGGTAAGATGGTTCAAACCTTTGCCAATGGCGCGGTCATTACCGTGGATAAGGCCTCAAGCGAGGCTACCTTGGTGTACGACGGGAAACTCGTCGCGACCTATCACAATGTCACACTGCAGATGCTCTCGCTCATACAGACGACGGCGTCGGAACTTAAGTAATAGCCATGCTTCAGCACTACGGAAAAGCTACGGCCATCGATCTCTCCGACCTCATTGAGGATCGGCGGACTATCGAAGATCAGTCCGAGTGCTTGGCTCCAGTGATTTCCTACGAAAATTATAGAGCTCAGGCGCGCCGAGGCCGTATCAAGGTCCTTCGGAAGGGAGGCGGTAAGGGCGGCAGCGTCCTTGTCGACTACGATAGCCTGCCTTTGGAGCTTCGCGACAAGGTAGATCAGCGCCTCGGTGGTGATGCCGTCCATGTGGCAACGCTCCGCAAGTGGTTCAGCGACCATTACCGCCGCGATCGAGGTGCTATGGAGTACTACCCGAAGCGTCTGAGAGAGCTAAACCTCTCGCTTCCGCTCGAGCGCATCGCTCAGCTGACGGAAGAATACACGGTGAATGCCTCTGTATTGATGGCTGTGAAGAACCTCCAGGCTGATATGCGCCTCCTCAAGCGCGTCATGGGAGGTAAGAAGACCATCAGATGGGAGCAGCTCGCCAGCGCTATCGGCTACTACCGTCAGGAGGTCGGGCATACGCTCCCTCAGAGCGCAGCGCGATTCCGTAAGGCGATGCGTGAGTTCGATGAGCGAGGCTATGAGAGCCTTATTAGTAAGAAGTTCGGGAATCAGCAGACCCGTAAGGTGGATCGCGACACGCTTTACCTCCTCCTTGCTCTCGACAACGACGACATGCGCCCCTACAATAGTACGGTGGCTGAGCGGTACAACCGCTTCGTGGAGGGAGAGCTGACGGTCTACAACCCTGAGACGGGTGAGCTGTACGACCCAACGCCTTACAAGCCCCTCAGCGAGACGACCGTTGCGAACTACCTCTCTACCCCTGAAGCAAAAGCCCTGCGCGGGAAGGTCCACGACGACTATCAGACGTGGCGTGGGAAGAATCAGCCCTTTGTGCTGCGTAAGCGTCCGACGATGTCGCTCTCTAAGATCTCCCTCGACGACCGTGACCTTAAACTCAAGGTCAACTGGAGAGAGCAGGGGGTCAGTGAAGTGGTCAGCTTGAAGATCTACGTAGCGTACGACCTGGCGAGCCAGGCGATCATCGGGTACGCCTTCAGCGGTAAGAAGCGCCACGACATCTTCCTCGGGTGCTTGCAGTCAACCTTCCGCACGCTCCTCTCCCTGGGGCTCCCCTGCCCGTATGAGGCCGAAGTGGAGCAGCACCTGGTCTCCGACTTTAAGGATACGCTGATGCGCCCTGGTGTGCTATTCCCTGAGCCCAACTTCCTCGCTCCTGGTAACTCGCAGGCGAAGGGTGCGGAACACATGAACCGCCTCTTCAAGTACCAGACGGAAAAGGAGTACATCCCTAACACGGGCCGCCACTATGCCCGGCTTGATGCCAACCAGACGAGTGAGGAGAAGAGCTTCGACGAGCACAACGACCGCTTCAAAGCTAAGGTGTGGGCTTACGAGGACGCAGTCGCCTTCTACGAGGGGCTTATCTACGAGTACAACCACTCTCCGCACAGCAACACTGCCTACTGGGGTGGCCGCACGCGATGGGAGGTCCTCCAGGAGTCAGTGAACCCTCAGCTGGCAGAGATAGACGTCCACAAGCTGGCGACTCTCATCGGAGAGCACCGCTCAACGTCCGTCCGCCGAGGGCACATCAAAGCCAACTACCGCAGCTTCGCCCTCTCTCCCGAGGGTATAAGCAAGCTGAAGGACCGCAACGGGAAGGTCGACGCGTATTGGTGGGAGCAGGAAGAGGGTGAGATGAACGAGGTCTACATCTACGAAGGTGGTCGCTTCATCGAGACCGCCTGCGAAATCCAGCGCATCAACGAAGCTAAGGCCGAGCAGACCGACGAAGACCGCCACCAGCTACACATGCAGCTGCAGCGCGTGAAAGCCTTCGACGCGCACATCGCAGAGCGCCTTCCGAGCAAGGCACGCCTCCTCAAGGAAGAGACGCACAAGACGCTCACCGAACTCAAGCCTGTCGAGGTAGTCACGATGAAGCGTGGCGACGATGGCGAGCTGCTCGACAGCGACTACCTGCAGAGCAGTCCTGAAGAAGCCCGCATGCGTGCTATGGCAGACTTATAACAGCATACGAATACTAATCAAACGACACTCAAATGAAGAAGTATGACAACACGACCATCTACACGATGGATGAGCTTGTAGACCTCCTCGGGGGCGACAAGTACAACGAACTTAACCGCTACGATGAATTCGGTCTGGCAGTATGCTACCCCGACGTATGTGGGCTCCAGATTGTCTTCCGCGAAGACCGATTCTCCGAAAACGCACTAAATGCAGTACGCCATGCAACTAAGTAACGAACTCAAAGAACGCACGCTCACGGCGATCCTCGCCGACAGAGCGAACTACCCCAGCGACAGCAAGCACGCTACGGCTATCGGGATCTCCTCTAGCGTCTACTCTACGATCAAGAAGGGGAAGCTCGACAAGCAGCTGAGCGACTCAGCGTGGCTCAGCCTTGCACGCCGCCTCAACGTACCTCTGCGCGGGGAGATCGAGTGGAAGGTCGCAAAGACCGATACCTACTCTTACATCACCAGCCAGCTGGAAGCCTGCCAGGAGCGCAGCCTCAGCGCCCTCCTCTGCGACATCCCTAATATCGGGAAGACCTTCAGCGCTCGCCACTATGCTCGCACGCACAAGCATGTCGTATATATCGACTGCTCGCAGACGAAGACGAAGGTCCGCCTGGTCCGCTCTATCGCTATCGGCTTTGGCTTGGACGCTAAGGGACGCTATGAAGAGGTCTATGCCGACCTGGTCTACTACCTCAAAGGGCTGCATCAACCACTGATCATCCTCGATGAAGCAGGTGACCTCCAGTACGAAGCCTTCCTTGAGCTCAAGGCGCTGTGGAACGCTACGGAGCGCGCCTGTGGGTGGTATATGATGGGTGCCGACGGCCTGAGGGCGAAGATCGAGCGAAGCATCGATTGCTGCAAGGTGGGCTATACAGAGCTCTTCAGTCGCTTCGGGGATGCTTACCGTAAGGTCACCCCGCAGGATGGTGAGGAGCGTAAGAGCTTCCTTTTGAAGCAGGCAGTAGAGGTTGCTAAACTCAACGCCCCCGAGGGGGTCGATGCCGTCAGCCTCGCCCGAAAGTCGGGCGGGCTCCGAAAAGTCTACACGGAAATCGAAAAGCTGAAACTGCAAGCGGGGGCATAAGATGGCAAGAGCATACTCCGCCAGCGAGGTGCTGGCAAAGAAAGTCCCTTCGATCCCCTTCGAGGGGCGCTGGAGGGAGGCCTTCGGCGAGCCTGGAAGGGCGGGGGTGTGGCTCATCTGGGGGCAATCCGCAAACGGTAAGAGCTCATTCGCAATGCAGCTAGCCAAAGAGCTGTGCAAGTATGGTAAGGTCGCCTACAATAGTATGGAGGAGTCGCTCTCCCTCTCCTTCCAGAGGAATATGGAGCGCTGCCGTATGGACGAGGAGGCGGGTCGCTTCTTGGTCCTCGACCGAGAGAGTATGGAAGAGCTCAATGTTCGGCTGAAGAAGCAACGTAGCCCCGACTTTGTCATCATCGATAGCCTCCAATACACAGGCCTCAACTATAACGACTACAAGCGCCTGAAAGAGGCGCACCCCAAGAAGCTCTTCATCTTCATCTCGCACGCTGACGGGGATAAGCCCAAGGGGGCTACCGCCGACAAAGTGCAGTACGATGCCGATATGAAGATCCTAGTACAGGGATACCGAGCGATATGCAAGGGGCGCTTCATCCCCGAGGCGGGTAAGCACTACAGCATCTGGGCGGCAGCAGAGGTGAAGTACTGGGGCTTGGAAACAGAAACAAATAACGAACCAACTAATAATTAAGAAATGATGAACTATCTACTCCTAATCGGATTCACCGTACTCGTTACGCTCGAGATCTTCAATAGAGTCTCTGTCCGTCCTCTTGTCAAGATCATAGAGGACTTGAGGGACTTCGATAATGACCTTCTGGAGCGTCTAGAGCGTGCGCTCTTAGATTGCGCTCAGGCACGCAGTGCCCGTGCCGAATCTGAGGAAGAGCTGAGGACTTTGAGAAATGACCTGTCAAAGCTCAAGGCCGAACGTGAGCAGCTTCAAAGCGAACTTCTTGAACAGCTCGAAAAGCGTACAGAGGAGGGAGAGTAATGGCACGCAATAACTACGCTGCATTCTACGGTCTCCTGAAGAGCATGCCAGGGGCATCAAAGGAAGACCTCGTCTTGCAGTGGACGAACGGCCGTACCTCCTCCCTTAAGGAGATGAGCGAGCGCGAGTATTCGCTGATGATCCGACAGCTTCGCCAGCAGGTAGAGAACCTCGAGGAGAAGAAGAAGGCACGATCGGCTGTACTAAAGCAATTCCAGCTCTATGGAATAGACACCACCGACTGGGATGCTGTTGACCGCTTCTGCTGTACCCCACGTATTGCAGGGAAGCCCTTCCGATACCTCACTATCCCCGAACTGAAGGCGCTCCGTGTGAAGATGCTCTCAATACGCAATAAGGCGGAGTTGAAGGGCTATGAGCAGCGCAGGGCGGCGTTAGGTGCCGAGATCACCAAAGGACAACTACCTAACTAATTACACATGGGACGAATAGACAAGGCTGCCAAGCGTCATCTTGAGCAGTCCTACCAGCAGGATATCGAGATGTACGAGCAGGAGCGTGAAGAGCTCCTCAATCGAATACGAGCCGACACGGCGACGCCAGCTGAGCGAAGCAGATATACTGCGCTCGGATGGAAGATCGAAGCGGTGCGACAGCGCATGGACAAGCGCTACCGCGACGGAGTAGAATCACCCATTAAAATCATGCAATAAGATGGAACAACAAGAAAACAAGATGGTGGAAATCACCGAAGAGCAGCTGGCAGAGTTTCAGCGCCTCAAAGAACAAGAGCAAGCACGCGCAGAAGAGCAGCGTGCCAAGAATGAACGCGAGGACTTCCGCAAGCTCTGCGAGGAGACGGTCTCCGAGACATTCGGAGAGCTGAAGGCTGCGAATGAAGCTCTCAAGCGTGCGAAGATGCGCGTCCTCTCCGCATTCAGCTCGCTCCTTGAACTTAAGATCTCCCTCATCGGGGGGAAGGAGCAGGGGCAGCACTCCTTCCGAAACGAGGCGTGTGATCAGCGCATCACGATCGGTAAGTACAAAAAGGTCTCCTATGACGCAACGGCGGATGCAGGTATCTCCCTCATCGAAGAGTCACTCGCGTCGATGGCTGATGGAGAGAAGTCGCAGAAGCTCGTGCGCATCATCCTCGACCTCCTCTCACGTGATGGCCGCGGTCAGCTTCAGGCGGAGAACGTCATCCAGCTTGATAAGTATGTCGAAATGGTGGCAGACCCACGCTTTGCACGAGGCGTGACCATCATAAAGGAAGCCTTCTTAGCCGAGTGGACGCGTGTCTTCATCCGTGCTGAAGAGAAGGACGAGAAGGGCAAGTGGGTCAACATCCCCCTATCGATGGTCGAAGTATGACGTACACTCTCACACAGCAGCTCTCCCACGACGAATTGTGGGAGAGCTGGGATCCCACCCGCACCGAAGATGAAAACGGATGCCATTTGCTCGCCTTCACCCCAATGGGTCTGGCTTCGCTCCGAACAATGGGAGAAGAGCGAACGTGGATAATAGAGGTTGGCTGGTCATTTCGGAAGTTCTCCGCATCCACCGAAGAGAAAGCGATATGTATAGCTACAGAGTGCTACCGCCGAACAGAGAGAGCAGTCGTAAAAGCCTTTATTGAGGGTCTTAAAGTTAATCTCGAGAAGATTGATGAACATGGCTCCGTATATGCGGGGGGCTATACGATTCGTAAAGGCGTGGAACTTGTGGATTTCCCCCGTAACCGAGAGCCGACCGAAGAGATTAAGACACGAGATGTCTATGTCCTTAGCCTAAGAGGTAGTGAGTTGGGAAAAAATACTGACTACCATGTGTGGGAAGATGAGATCACTGCGGCCTTTCAGTACGAGTTGCTGAAAGCTCTTAACCTAATATAATTATAGTATGAATAAATGGTATTTGTGCACTGTCGCCTATGAGCGACAGGGCGATGAGATGGGCCTTCGAAAGGTCTCCGAAAGCTATCTGGTGGATGCCCTCTCCTTTACGGAGGCTGAGGAGCGTATCATCAAGGAGGTAACACCCTTCGTTTCGTGCGGTGTGCTCGAAGTGGTGAACATCCGCCCGATGCGCTTGGCGGATATGCTGATCAATAACAACGGTAGCAACTACTACCGCGGGAAGGTCAACTTGATCACGCTGGATGCGAGCTCGGGGCAGGAACGTAAGACCTCCGTGGCAATGGTGGTCAGAGAGGACTCCTTGCTCTCGGCAGCGACACTGCTGGAGTCGCACCTCAGCGAGAGCCTCTCCTCGTATGAGATCGTCAGCATTGCAGACCTCGGCATACTCGATGTATATCAGTATGTCGCACCTAAAGAGACGGGCGTATGATTATAGCTGTTGACTTCGATGGCACACTCTGTGAGAGTGCCTACCCAAATATCGGGGGTGTGATGCCAGGGGCGAAAAAGAGCCTCGAAGAGCTCCGCGAGAAGGGCCACTACATCATCATCTGGACTTGCCGAACAGGAGAGCTGCTTGTCAAAGCGATCAACTGGCTACTCGAAGAGGGCATCCCATTTGACCGAGTGAATGACCACGAGCCTGTGAACCTCGCGATCTATGGCGATGGAGGCAAAAAGGTCTATGCCAATGTCTACATCGACGACAAGAACCTCGGAGGCTTCCCCGGCTGGTACGAGACGATGCGCCTGCTAAGAGCTCACCCCGACTACTAAGCAGACCTACAACGATTGAGGGGGCGTGTGGCAACAGCTACACGCCCCCTCAAGTATTTGCTGTGAGAGGTATATTGGAGGTATCTTTGCTGTAGATAATCCCCACCACATCAGTAATATGCCCAAGGGTCGAAGTAAAGAGCTCATAGAGCGCCGAAATCGTGACCTCTATAAGGACTACCGCCACCTTATGGATGTGAAGAAGCTGCGCTACTCGGCAATCATCACTATGCTCTCTGAGAAGTATTACATCTCAGAGTTCACGGTGCTTGATGTGCTGCGCTCATGCATCCGAGAGGAGGATGAGCCCAAGGAGAGCAAGAAGGAGTTTACAGGCTTTAGGGTCTCTCGATGGAAGTCTCGATCGCAATCCTCACAGGAGAGCTTGGGGGAGTTGTTTGTCGAGTGATAACCTCTGATACCCGACACGTGTAGGTCTCCTGGTAGACCTTGATGCCATGATTCCAAGTGTAGAACTTGCTTTCTATTCGGACTAGCCCTGACCCCGCACTTCCAGACGGATGAAACCCCTGGAGGAGTTGATGCATGCGTGCGCGCATCTCCTCGCGCTGTTGAATGAACATCTCTGTACCACTGCCGATGTGGGTGTCCTCATAGCAGTCAATGATTAAGCGCGCCTTGATGCGTGCTTCTCCGAACTGGCTCCCCCCTTGTATTTCACTCCAGTCGACCTGCTCTAGGTCAACAAGTACTGCTGGATATGTGAGCTCATACATAAGCTTACCATCGTCGTCTACAACCTCCAGCTGTCCATAGTCTTCATCTACGACCATTAGCTCAGGCATACCATTAGAGATATGCTGTATGATGGGCAGAATTAAATACTCCATAGTTATTCCTTGAGTGCGTTATCGCTAACCTTGTTAATACTCTTGATGATCTCTTCGTTGATTCGCTCGCGGAGCTCCTTACTCTCGCCGATGAATTGACGCTTGGGCATACGCACCTTGATCATCAGCTTGTCACGTGCGCCTAGCGCTATGCGCTTCCACTTCTCGGCAGCCTCTCCCCCCTTGTCTCCTCCTGCGTGGTAGTACTGTGCCCAAAACCACTTGCGCATTTTTGGGGTGACAGTGGGATTAGAGATAAGCATACCACCCTCATTGTGGATGCGGGCATAAGGGACGGGGTTGTAAACCAGTACAGACGCTCTACTCGGCACAGCCTCAATGCTACTCATTAAGTGGTTGCGTGCAGAGGTGAGCGTGCGGTATTGCGCCGATGTACTCGAGCCCCCCTCTCGTTGAGCGCGCTGCCATGGGCGCAAGCCTCCATCGACGAACCCCGACTGTCGGAAGTTAGCTTTGTAGTGTTGCTTCGCCAGGACCGCAACCTTGCGAGGTAAGACTACATTGATCTCCTTCTCGTACTCTGCGGTGAGGCGGGCAATGACCTTAACGAGTTTAGCGGATTGCATTTACATATATATTGATTATATTTGTGGTATCCCGAAAGGGGGAGGAGAGGGGTCGTAAGATTCCACTCCGATATCCACAGGGGGCTGGAGCTTGTTGCTTCAGCCCCTTATTTTATTTTGATAATCTCACGGCTGGGGAATATCTCCAGTTCTTCGGGGGTATCCATCCAGAAGAAGTAGATCGGCTTATCCTTAAGTAGCTTCTGCGTTTTGAGGCAGGTCGTAAGTTTATCGTATGCACGTCCGCCTCGCTCCTCTAAGCGCACAACAACCGTCTTAGCTCCCTGGGAGCTGAATGCATACTTGAGCTGCTCCTCGATAGCGCCTCCCTGCTTGCCTGAAAAACACTTGATCTCACAGCTGATCCCATTTAGTAAGATATCGTAGGTTTTTCCCTGTGTTCGACCGCTCTCCCCAAGGTAGACTACTGCGTACCCATGCATGGCCATCACCTTAGCCGTCTCAAGTTCCTTGTTGAATTTGTCTCGCTCGGTAGAGTTTACCTTGCCTTCCTTGATCCTTAAGCGCTCCGTCACGACGTACCCTCCTGAATCCGAAATAAAGGTGTGCTCCCATCGGTCAAGGGGGTACTGCTCGCTGAGCTTGGCCTGGAAGATCTTAAGATCGACATGCGGGCAGTTATGGCAGTCCTTGACTCGATTAGAGAGGTGCTTACGCACCCATCCTTTAATACCCTTAGAGGAGTAGAACGGGCACTTGGCGCAGCTCTCTGGATAGTAGGGGTGCTTATCCGTGATAAGCCCCTTATAGGCTGGGTTTCCTTCAAGCCCGCGCTGTGCCTGATGCTCTGGCTTTGCAGCCTCCTTGCGCTCTTCGGTGTCGAGCCGTTGCACGTCAGCATCGGTGGCATCAAGGGAGCACTTACAGTTCCATCGGTCGCCTGGTCGATGCTCTTGCCAGAATGGATCGTCCACGGGGAGGATGACGGGCTTTGACCAGAACACCTGATGACTTGACTCGGGAGATACCGACGTGGTAGGCATCCACTGCAGGTTGGGGAAGATGTCTTTGTTGGCTTCGAACTCGAGCCAGTCGGCCGCCTGATGAGCACGTATGACTGCGGTGTCGTACTCGGTGCGAAGCCACGAGCCTACCTGATGGCGAGCGATGGGTGCAACAGCCTTGCGCCACTCCTCGAAGGAGCGGAGCTTCCCGTCCTCCCCGATGAGTCGCTCTGCCATCTTTGTTCCCATTGCGTGGGTCTTGAAGGCGGAGAACACCTCGTTGGAGTGGCGGATGCTTCGCAGGAAGCCTTCCTCGTGGGTCGGTGGGTTTATGCTCTCGGAGAGCCCTTGCACAGCTCCAGAATTCATAATGCGCAGCACCTCCCTCCACGCTGTTGGCTCGATGTCGTTAGACACATCAAACCCATCGTATATCTTGTGTAGGAAGCCCTCCAGTACATCAGGGGAGAATACCGCCTCTGGTGGAGTGGAGTTGCTTATGGATGAGCAAGAGGCGCAGGGACAACCATAATAGAGCTCGTTGATCAGAAGTCGTTGTCCGCCCCGAGAGGAGTCTCCCCTGGGGCTAAACCGAAAAAATGCGCCAGTCTGTCCTTGATCCCCTTGCTTCCCTTGTCGTCTTTCGTAGGCTCTTCGGGTGGCGTTTTATCATCCTTCAAACCCCCACCGAGGGCATCATCAAGCGCTTTGCGACGCTCCTCAAGTTCGGCCATCTGCTCGTCGAAGTCCTCGGGCTTTTTCACCCCGAGGGTCTCGTACACGTCGTCAGGGTCAAGCGGTAGGTTGAGCTGCTGCATCTTGAGGTAGATGTCCGCCTGCCGAGAGGTGTCGACCTCTTTGCGCTTGGCACTAACGAACTTGCCTCCCGTGACGTTGAAGCCGAGCGACTCAAAGATGGGGAGCATATAGTAGTTGAGTACATCAAGGACTGTGTTGCAGTCATCTTCGTTGAGCTCCTCCTCTACCGCCTTGTGGACAGTGCCGAGTGCTTGCGTGCCTGTGGATGACGCCGAGGTGGTGAGGGTGTTGCCAAGGACACGCACAGCGATCTGATTATCCCAGTAGTCTGTGAAATCTTTGAAGAGCTCTGATGTTCCAGACTTGGCATTGCTCTCGACAAATTGGAAGTTGCTCTCCGCTGGGTGAATGTACACGGCGTTGTTGCCTCGCTGACGGGCGTCAAGGAGGAGCTGTCGACGTGTCTCTTCGTCGCCAGCATTATAGGTGTACTCTTGGATAGGGATTGCGTAGAGCTCGCAGTACTTAGCCCAGTCTGCGTAGTTGTTTCGCTTGTAGAGAACCGCTACGAGGATTTGAGCCAGGGTGCCAAGGTCACGCTCACCTCCGACGAACAGCATATTGGGGAATTCTGAGATGGGGGTCCCGTTGCTGTCTGTCTGGTGCCTGAGTAGGACCTGATTGACGGGGTCGTAGTGCTTGCGAGGCACGGAGTAGAAGCGGATGTCCCCCTCATCATCAGTGTAGAACTGTAAGAGCGAGAATCCCCAGAACTGCGCCAGGATGATTTCCTCGCGCAGCTGCTTCATCCAAGGGGACGCGAGCTGGCGGTTGATCTCTTCGTCGGGTACACCGTCTCGAGAGAATTCAATGGGCACCTTAGTAACCCCTTTAAGGCGCTTGGCTAATACCCCTGCAAGGTGCAGGTCCATGAGCGCCGACTCATACATATCGTATAGTCGAGAGCGGAAGGAGAAGTCTACAGCCTTTGCGGAGTTGATCGCATTGATGTACTTCTGGATGTCGAAGTAGAAAAGCTCAGGGGCGCTAAGGACGATGTCAACAACCTCTCTGCTGTTGTATGATCCCTCAGAGATGAGTCGAGCAGGCTGAGCGGCTGCCTTATGATACTGCTTCGTTTTCTTCCGTGCCATTGCTGTCAAGGGTGTAAGGAGTGAGATCTACGGCTTGCTTGGCTGTCCAGCACTCGGAGAGACACTGCTTGATGTGGCCAAGCGCCGAGAGGATGAAGTGCTTGTATTGGTTGAGCGTGGAGACCTGATAATAGTAGGCCTCATCCTCGGAAAGCCCCATCTTGATGATGGTCGGCAGGTTCACGCCATCAAAGAGCTTGGCGAATGTGAACTCTCCGAGGAAGTTGCGCTGGTTCGTCTCGTCGAGCCACACGTGGCGAGTCACGGGCGTCGCCTCCAGCGTCGTGTAGCTGAAGCCACGAAGCACCCGATCGTCGCAGAGATCGTTGTATGGGCGGTAGATGACCTCCGCCACCTCATGCAGAGAGGGGCGGTGGTCAAATACTTCGGTGAGATAGGAGTACTGCTTTGGAGCTCCCTCGTTGCTGTCGATCTCCTGGAGGTCATAGGCGAGGAGGTAGCGCTCATTGAGCGGGTCGATGCAGTAGAGGAGCTTACCGCTCATATAGGGGTTGCCAATTTGGCGATCTGTCGTTACCATTTGCTGAGGTCTGGTCTTTCGTCAAGGAGGAACTTGTAGTGCTTGAGCTTTCGGAGCTCTTCGGGAGAGGAGGCTTTGATCACCTTGCCACGGAAGATGGGGACGAGGAATTGTCGTTTCCATTCCCATTTGGTGTAAACCCCACCGTCGGCATTCCTGCCCCAGTTCTCGGTGTTTGTTGCATACACCTCGTTATCGTTGAGGAGCTCGCCAAAGAGGTTGCGCATGGCGCATCCTACATTTTGACTCCCCCCATTCTTTCGCGTGACAATGTCCATATATCGCCCACCTATGACCTGGAGTACTGACGTCTCCAGTGCATACTCCTTGCGCTCGTATTTGCCGAGCGGGTGAATGCGGCGCTCAACGCCTCCAAAGTGTCTCCACTCACGCATCCACACAAGGGCATTGTAGTGATCGCCTATGCTTGCATGATCTCTTCGCGTGGTGACAGCGCCACGCACAGCATCATTCTTGGAGTGCGCGCAGTAAGCACCTTCTTTCGTGTATGTTGACAGCGAGAGCATGAACGAGCTTGGAAGCCAGATATAGCCGAAGGCGGTTGGATAAGGGCACTCCTTGTAGATGGGGTTACGATTGCCATCCTGCACGATGACGCCAGGGCGATCGGAAATCTTCCCTTGAAGGTTGCGCGCGGTGGTTCCTGCCATCCCCGCTTCGGGTAGCGAGAAGAATCCCCTGAAGTACCGCTCATCCTCCGTGTTTCCTTCCCCCCATCCATAGATATCTCGCAGTTTGAAGTTGCCGTGATGTGCCCAGAGGAGATTACGGAGGTCCTTGTACTCCTCATAAGAGAGCTGGTCGTACATCGAATGCAGAAGCATGAACTTGTACTGCATTTCGCCCTGCTTGCCGAGCCTCTTCCTCTCCCCAATAGTCATCTCGGGGAGGCTTTCGCCCTCTTGCCAGTGCATCGGAACAGCTGATATAAAGGCCTCCTTATGCTCTTGCCAATGAGGCTCCCAGTCGGCAGGGTTCGTGGAATTCGTGAGCCAAATCTCCATCTCGCTGTCGATGAACTCGGTGAGGACAGAGGTGTAGAGGTAGGCTGCGCCGTGAGGGATGCTTGCGACGTAGTCCAGCACAAAGAGCGGGTACTCGATGTTGGAGAGTCGGATGACCTTGAGGATCTTGCCATCCGCATCCGTGAAGACCGCTGAGATCATGCATCCTCGCTCCCACCTAAATCGATCGGCATAGGGCTCTGGCTGGAAATATCCTTGATGCTTGACTTCGTCTTTGGGGTCATCTGAGTTGCTGTATCCATTGTTACACAGGGGAAATTTCACTCTCTTATACCCCTTGACGGGTACCTTGATGTACGAGTAGAGGTTACAGGCATTCTCGTTGGTGTAGCCTGCGCGGTACTTGTAGATGCACTCAGAGATGTTCTTGCCTTCCGACCCCTTGGGACAGCGGATATAGTGTTGGAGTACGGGCTTTAACTTGCTCTCAATTGCTTTCAGATCATAGAGCTTCCCTTCTGGACGGCGAGGCTCATCGAGGAGCGAACTATACACCTGGTAGTCGGTGCAAGTGTCCCCATCGTGGATGCCTTTGTACCAGTAGTGTGGCTCGTTTACCCAAATGCCACCCTCTTCGGCGTCGGCTAGGTTGGTCGGCGTGGATAGGTCTCTCGTGAGCCCATCAGCGTAGTAGCCGAAGTGGTCATCCCTGAGCGGATAGACCACCATCTCCCCGCGCTTCTCCTCACGACCACGCCAGCGATGGCGCGCCTTGAAGATGCGTAGCAGATGCCCCGAGGGTGCGTAGGGCTTGTTAAAGCCGAACCCTGTCTGATTATCGTGGTTGAACCAGCGGTCAGTGGCTAGCACCTCCTGGGGGAAGCCCTGCTTATCCACCGTGCGGTTGACGTACCCGACAATCGTGTACTCGGGCTGTCGTATGCTGAGCTCGGGGAAGTGTGCCGCGAGCTTGTCGTACTCGATATCCGAGATGAATTGCGTTAGGCGGTACGTGCCTACGAGCGCGCAGGTCGTGGTGAGCGATCCTGACGCGGAGATCCCTCCCTTGCTGAGGAAGCGGTTGAGCCAGGCAACGTCACCCGTGCGATCGATGCCGACGATACGCAGGTGCGTCACAGCGGTGAGCTGCTCCAGGAGAGCCTCCCAGTCAATCTGTGGGCATCCCTCATACCAGAGGCGGGTGACAGCCTCAGAGTTCAGTCCTGCGATCCCTTCTGTAGTGAGCTTGGGGAGGTAGCGTAGACGCAGTGTTGTGAGCGTCTCGGGTAGGCGAAGCTCTGTGATAGGTGCTCCATTGGCCAGCACGATATCCGTAAGGACGGTGTTCGTTGCATCGAGCTTCTTCAGGCGAGGGTTCCCCGTCAGATCAAGCGAGCGGAACGAAGGGGAGCGAAGCCCCGCCACACTCAGCTCTTCGAGCACACGACACGCACCTACGGTGACGGCCGTGAGGGTTGTCTGCCCTGTGGTGCATGAGACGTTGAGCTTGGAGAGGCGGTAGCACTTGTCGAAGTTCGCCGTACCAACGATGTAGGCGCTCACGTCTGAGAGGTCAAGCTCCGCCATACGACTCGCGCCGTAGACGTTCTGCGGGTCGTTGACGATGAGGTCCGTGTCAAGCTCCAGGGAGACCTTTGAGCCCGAAGCGTCGGCACGTACACCTGAGACATGAGGAGCCTTCGAGGTGTAACCGTAGCCAAAGTAGTAGCGCTCGCTGGCGGTGATATTGATGCGCTTGCGGTCAGAGCTGAACTGGTGAGCGAAGTAGAGGCGCAGCGCATCGGCTCGGTAGGTACCTGCTAGGTGCTGTGCGTCGAGAAGGGCGAAGCGGTCATTGATCATCGCCGTGCGGTGAGCATAGCGTGAGCCCTGCAGACAGTAGAGGTAGTCGATGCCGCTCGCCGTGTATGGCTGGAGGTACTTATACTCCCCATCCTTATTGTAGGCTCGCTCGGACCAGTTCGCCATGAACTTGCCGTTGAGCATCTCCAGTACTCGCTCCTTACTCATCGTGGCGCGGATCTTCTGCGCCGTCTCGTGGAGCTTGTCGGGGAGAGCCTCTCTGACGAGTTGCCAAAGGAGGGAGTCGTGCCCAGCATAGGCGTAGGAGCCGATCGTCTCGTCGAAGGTGTTCTCATCGATGGTGTAGTCGTAGACGACCTTACCATCGTTACGCACCCCGAGGACGGTGTCGTTGTCGTAGGGGAGGAAGTACCACCGTAGCCCGTCCCAGGTGGCGAGCATCATGTTCTTGGCGCGCTGATCGACCATCATAAAGTACTCGGTGAGCACATACCAGCCCGTGAGGCTATCCACGTCGAAGTAGTCAGCCACCTCGCGCTTGAATTTCGTAGCATTTCCCTTGCAGTTGATGATCCACTTCCAAAGGCGGCGCACGGCCGTCTTTTGCCCTTCCGTGGCCGTGTCCCACTCGACCCCGTCAGGGTGGCGGAATTCGAGCGCAGTCTTAAAGCTCGCCATGTTGTCGGTCGTGAACAGAGCGAGTGGCTCGGAGTTGTTGAGGAACTCCAGACACATACACTTGTCGTCCTTGACGAAGCCGAAGACCTCCTCACTACCACTCTTGTCGTTGTTGAAGTTGTACTTGCCGAGGTAGGTGTTGTGGCCAGACCCGTCGAGGTCGAAGAAGGCATCCATAGGGAAGCCGTCGATAGCTATTCGAACGCCCTGCGAAGCCTTCTGGGGAGGAGTTAGAATGCCTGCTCTTCGGAAGGTCTCGTCGATGAGCTTCGCCAGCCCCGTATTGTGCGTCGACGAGCTCTCAGCGAAGTCCGCCTTAATCGTGAAGATCGACACGGGTACGGCTCCAGGCGTAAAGGCATACTTAAGCTCCTGCTGCTCGACACCACCCACCGTGAGGGTGGTATTGTACTTCTTCTTGCGGTCGAGGTAGATGCGGTAGTTCTTTCGGGGATAGGTCGTGGAGGATGTCCCCTGGATGCGCAGCCCAGCGCCCTTGCAGACGAAGTCGTACTGCTTGCCAAATCCGCTGTAGAAGTAGATGTCTACCGATACCTCGAACTTCTTGGTGTTGGTCTCATTGACGAGGGGCACGTTGCCCACGATTCGCAGCACGCTCTTACCTTGACTGCGGAGCTTGTCGAGGGAGACAGCTCCATCGTCGCCGAGGACATCGTTGCGCTCGTAGAGCGTCACGACCTCAGCAGCATCAGGGCGGGAAGCTATGTAGTTGCTGAGCACCTCATCGTCGGAGAGGGCACGTCCATAAAGACGCACAGCGCGTAGGCGTACGTCGGCATGCTGGCTGGTCACGTCGATGGGCTTGGAGGCAACCTGTAGGAGGGTGTCCGCTTGCCCGTAGCTGACCGCCCCCGAGCGAATACCATTGACGTAAATCTCCAGGAGGCGACTCCCTGACTTAGGTTGGATGACAAAGGCGATGCGATAGAACTCACCCGTGGCGAACTTGGTGACTACGATAGCACCTGACGCGGTGCGCAGCTCGGCTTGCTTACCCGTGACGATAAATCCGACACCCTTTTCGTCAAGGCAGGAGACGACCGCTCCCGTCGATGAGAGGACGTTGTCGGTGCGAAGCTCCAGCTCGATCGTACCGCCAAGACCCATCGGGTCGGTGGCAAAGAAGGTCGCAGGAATGGTGATGGATGAGCCGTTGACAAGCTGGAGAGACGAGCCGTCCCAGCCACCCGCAGCCCAGTCGAACTGACTGAAGGAGGTGGAGATCCCGCTGCTCTTCCACGTGGCAGGATTAGCCTCAGAATTACTGCGTCCGAGTGCTGAGAGAGCGAGGGTCACGCCGTCGGTGACCTCCCCTACGTTGACGTGACCTTCACGCACGGAGATGGTGAGGTCGTAGCTCACGTCAAGGCGCGTGGATAGGCGCGCAGGGATATCACCTGCAACGACGCTGCGTGAGGTGTAGACCTCAGCACCTCGGCCCATAGAGAGCGACAGCGCCTCAGCATCGCCTACCTGGAGTGATAGGTCGGCAGGTTGGCGCTGAGGGTCATAGAGGGCATAGCTAAAGCTGTAGCTCGCAAACTGCTCTGCGTCGAGTCGCGGTGAGAGGTGCTCCTCGGCTGGGAGGATATGCCCGTCGTGTCGACGTAGCATGACTCCGATGCGGGGGAGATCCTCCGTCTTACCGACGTAGTAGTCGAAGTAGATGCTTTCGCTGCGGATCTCCTTAGCTCCAATAGTGAGCTCGGCGATGAGCTGCGCCGTGTGTCGCCCCTCGTGTGCCCCCTGCAGTGGCACTTGGAAGGTGCCGTTAGTCGTACCCGCACGTGTGACGCTCTGAACGCTGTAGCTCACCCCATCGATGTAGAGGGTGATGGTCTTGTTGCCCACGCCCGTCACGGCATAGGGGATAGCCAGGATGTCCGAGGTGGTATATCCAGGCAGTCCAGAGGAGAGGGAGTAGCTTGAGTTAAGCGCAAGAGCGTAGACGGCTACAGAGGTGGCGATCGTGCGCTTCTGCGTTTTGCCCTCGGCGTTGGTGGCCGTGGCGAGTATCTGCACGTCGACCGTCCCCGCCGTGGTGAGGTAGGGAGTAAGGTCAAGAGTGTACGTTCCTGCCGATACGTCGGGGATGATCTGCTCCAGGAGCTGTGTCGCCCCTCGACGGATGGTCAGGCGGATCGTCGCTTGCACGCCCGTAGGCGCCTCGTCGTTGTCTGCCGACACGTGGCGGTAGGTATAGGTCAGCTGTGCGGTGTCGCCAGCCTTGACAGCAGACTGAGACACCGAGGAGGTGAGGATGATTCGGGTGGTCTGCTGATCACCTCCGCCACCGCCCTTGCCCCCTGCAGGGAGCTCTACAGAGGCAACCTCTCCCCCCTGCTTGTTGGTGAGCTTGAGCGTGACAGTCTGCTCATCCTCTGAGAGCTGAGCGTCCATCCCTGAGATGGTAGCTCGCTCTACCTCGTTGAGCTTGGCCGTGACTGCTGCATTAGATACAGCATTGGTGCTCTCTGCGCTGAGGGTGTCGTCGACAGCCACTTCGTCGATGGAGATAGCCACGTTGCCAGATTCGTCAGGGAGCGACTTGACCCCATTGAGCGTGACGCTCTGCACAGTGCCACTCTTGGTCTCGATGTTGACGATGCCCGAGTCGTCAGGAGCGACAGTGCTGCCGTTGACTGCCACCCCCTGCACTGGTGCTTTGGGGATGGTGAGGTCAACGTTCCCGCGAGAGTCGGGAGGGAGGTTCGTACCGCCCACGGAGATGCTCTGCACGGGAGCTTGAGGCACACGGATAGGCTTATAGTTGCCATCACCAGCGAGGTAGTAATCCTCGCCAGCGTCGGTCTTGATGAGGCCTACCTTGCTCTTATCCTCGTCGGAGTACTCATTACCGAGGTGTACGGCCACGTGCGCCACCTGAGACCAGGAGGAGCCTGTATAGACATAGATACGCCCATTGTCCTCGGCCTTGGGATGCTCCCTGTCGTAGATGGCGACCAGATTGCCTCGGCGTAGGGGCTTACCGTCGTCCCCCTGAGGGTCATTGTCCGCCTGCATGGCCGTGACCGAGGGGTAGACCTTGCGCACGCCTAGGGTGCCCCCCTCACGCTCCACCTCGGAGATGTAGGTGGCGACATCTCGGATGAGGAATCCCACTTCTTCGGGGGTGATCGACCCCGATGCGGTCTTAGTGGCGAGCGCCTCGGCTCGCTTGGTGAGGTCTATCTGGGTGTTGCTCATAAGGATGAGTAATATGGGTTGATGATACCAAAGGCGTTGAGGCCCTTTCCGTTAAATTCAGTCACGGGAGCTCCTTCCTTACGGAGGGAGATGGATCCGTTCACGATGATGATGTCATATCGGTCCAACTGGATCTGATCGACTACATTAGTTAGGATGATGTTCCGTGAGCTCGCCTTAAGCCTGTACATCTCATGGGTAGAGGAGTCGATCTCCCTAATGACTTTGTTATCAGCCCCCACATGCAACTCGCAAGCTCGGAGATGTTGGAGCCCTTGGATGTGGTGCAGCTTTAGATAACCGATCTCCTCCTCCCCTCTTATGATTGGATAGACCTCCACTCTCCCCGATCCATTGCGAGGGATGAAAGGAACAGGTTTGTCTGAATCTACCATCTTATAAGCGAGGTACTCTCCATTCACGGGGCGCTCACGGACCACGACCGCTTTCTTCTTGCTGCGTGTGGGGTGTGTGCTCCCGTCAGCGAACTCCATGGTACGGCTATCTTCTGTCGTTGGGACTAGGTAGACTTCTGGGAGGTCTGGGAGACCAATCCCCTCGAAGTATAACTCCGTTCGGTCAACCTCATAGATGACTCCACCAATGATGACGTGCCCCTCTGTGATGCCTGCAAGGGTGCCATTACCATTGATCTGTCCGCCCGATTGGCATCCGTCAAGGATACCGTCGCCACAGAGCTTCGCAAGTAGGGCGAGCCCCTCGTTGATATTGTCGTTCAGTTGCTTGAGATCATCGAGGGAGATAGGCTGTCCACCCTCGGAAAAATGAAGATTATTCATAGTCGTAGTACTCTATCTTATATGTTCTGCCTGCTGGTTTGTACAGGTTGATGAATCGGCGGATTTCTTCCTCCTCACTGCGGAGGAAGGAGGGGATGTGAACGGTGAAGTCAGGCTCATGCCGACCCTCGTGGGTGAAGCCGAGGTGGAAGGGAGGCTGATGCTCCTCCTCTAGGTGTAGGTGTAGAGAGGCGTCTCGCTCGCTGGCAAAGTAGAGGTAGAGCCGTCTATCCTCGGAATCGGTGATGTAGATCGCCCCTGGAGGGAGCTGATACTTATCATTAAGCGCCCCCTCGAGGGAGAAGGTCTGCCCCGTAGTGTTGAGCCGTCGGTGTACGTCCTCACGGAAGAGGCGGAAGTTGTCGAGTAGTCGCTTCAGCGGGGTGAGCATTGCCCTGAGGAGTGCAAGGAGCACCTTAGATCGGAGCAGGGGCGGAAGCATTGCCTCCGCAAACTTGTGCGGGTCGAACTTATACCACATAGCTAAGGGTTGAGGTGAGGTCGTCAGCGACTATCGAGCCACTGAAGGCGGTGTAGTTATTGCCTACGACGAGCTTGTAGTCCCCTGCGTGGGGGCGGGCAGAGCAGTCGCCGAGGATGACATCATTGACCCCCTCGACGGCTTGGATAGCATCGACGAGGCGGGTCTTGTTAAACGTGCCCCCGAAGTCGATGCCCGAGAAGTAGGCATCGATAGCCGTCTCTACGGGTCTCGAGCCGTCTCGGTAGCTCACCCCTTGAGGGGATAGGATGGTGGGGTCGGCGTAGATGGTGGCCACGATGCGTATATGGTCAGTGGGAGCAGAGCGTACAGAGACCACGACCCCCGCAGGCTTAATCTTGCGGATATAGGCTTCGAACGCCCTTAGTACGTCACTCGAAAGCTCTACGGGGCGACCATCCTTAGCTCCTGATACCAGTACCCTGATGCTATTGCCAAGGTCACGCACGGCCGCATACTTGACGACCCGCTTGGCCTCGTCCACCTTGGGGTAGTGGTACTGCATGGTCTGCTTGTTGAGGGCAAGCTTGTCTCCGTGCTGGTACTCCAGCGCCTTATGCTTATACCATGGCTCGGTGGCCACGATCGACCGCTCGAGGATATCGTTGACATCATCTCGGAAGCCGTCGAAGAGGCGCTCGACGACGTGGACGGCTGCTGCCACAACGAAAAAGAGGATATTCTCCAGACTGACCAGCGAAAAGGCTGAGCGGAAGGTATCTCCTTCCTTAAGCTGGTACTTCTCTCGGATGACTGGATCTGCCATGAACGCATCGGTCATCTCTCGTTTGATTTCGTCTACGGTTCTTGCCATGTCTATAGTCGTGTAGGTCTTGGTCTGTCGCTGTCGATGATAAAGCGAGCGTTTTGCCGTGCGTCCTCTTGCGGGAGGCGAGGCGCTCCGCCAATGGTGATGTCTCCCGCTGCGACCATCTTGAGCCACTCCATTGCTCTTTCGTATCGATCCTTTCGGATGCCCGACATCTTGTAGGGATTGTGAATGGTGAAGAGGTGGTAGAGTGTGATGTCGATTGCGTACATGAGGATGAGCGCGTGTCGGTCTTTCCCTCTTGCGCTGAAGATGGCAGCTACGTCGTATGCCTTGTTCAGATACCCCTGCATCTCTCCAACAGCTCTATCCTCGCAGGTCTCGATGATCTCGGGGTCGTAGGATGGGTTGGCGACACCTGGCTGCGTCTCCTTCCGTACAAGCGCCCCTAAAATCTCCTTATGGATAGAGGAGTCGTAGTCGGTGAGGTCAATGAAGTTGTCCATATCTCTATAGTCTATACTTGTTGTCCTGTCGAAGGTCTTCGACGGGGATTGTGATTGTTGGCTCAAATGCTCTCAACTTGTCGTCAAGCGCACGGATGCCCCCTTCGATAGAGTCAGGGCCGTCCGCAGGGTAAGGCAGAGAAAGGTCGAAGAGCGTGAATTGCTCGCGTAGCTCAAGCATCATCGGATTGTCCTTTTCTTCCTCATTGAAGACCCAGCGCGCCTCTCTGTCGATCGGCTCAAGGCGTGATTCAATACGCGCAGCCTTATCGGTCTTCTTCTTCTCGTCCGCTCGGATATGTAGGCTCATCTTTCGCCTCTTGTTCGCTTCTGCAAGGAGGGGACGGAAGACCTGCTGGAAGAATGGGTCTTGGAGCTTGTTGTTCTCTATGTAGTGGTAGACGGGTGCTGCCCCACCGACGTACTGCTCAAGTTGGAAGTACCAATCAATGAAGGTGGCGTTAGTCTCGTGGGCGAGAAAGCCCTTGATGATGTAGTAGCGCTCCTTGTACTTGCCGAGAAGCCACAGGGACTTCGTTGAGCTCTTCTTGCTTCGGCTATCTGAGTAGGCAGGGTCACCGTACGTGACTAGGAACTGAAACTTATGGAGCGGCGGGACCTTCCCCCATGGGAGGAGTTTGAAGAACTCCCCCTCTTCGAGAGGATTGTTGAAGTACTCCGCTTGTGCAGCGCGCTTGCTAATCTTCGAGAGCGTGCGGTTGATATGCTCCTCGCTATTTTTCTCGGGCCAGGTGCTCCTACCGTTTTTGTCTCGGATATTGACAACGTCCCAGCTGTTGGCCAGCTTGCCTGCACGTACAATGCAGCAGTCTTTGGCGATGATGTTACCGCACCAGACGACCAGCAGGGGCTCGGAGATAGATCGTGTGCCATAGAGCGCCTGCTCCCACCACTCCCACTTTTTCTTCAGCACCTCGGGGTTTTTGCAGTCGGCATCGGTGTCAAAGTCATCGGTGTAGATGACATCGGGGCGGATGTACTCATTACGTAGACCACGAGGGGCTGAGCCCGCACCGATGGCGAGGAACTTAGCCCCACAGCGGGCGGTGAACTCGCCTGCCGTCCATGCTCCCAGTGTCTGTTGGTCGCCGTAGAGCTGACGGAGACGACTGTTGCTCTCGAGGTTGATCTTAAGAGGGGTGAGTAGGCGTATCGCAGCGTCCTCCGTGGCGGAGGCGCAGACGACGAAGCGCTTGCGCCCTGTAAGCACCAGGTAAAGGAGCACGAACATCACCGTCGTGCTCTTAGCTAGCTCACGAGACCAGGAGAGCACCTCGTACCACTCGTCGTGCTCGATGAGGCGAAGTATGGCGCTGATGTGAAACTTCGCGAAGGGGTACTTGGCGTACTTGGGGAAGCAGTGCTGTATCCAGCGGATGGGGTCTTCCTCCAGGTCTCGACGTAGCTTATCGACCTCCGCCTGAGAGAGGGAGGTGTCGGTAAACACGTCGTTCAGCATCGAGCGGTGGTACTCCGACCACTGCGATAAGGCTCTCTTTTCTTCGAGTTTCATCGCTTCGCCCCTCCCGTGACGTCTTGGATATACGCATTAAATAGGTTGCTCAGCTCCTTTGCCCTTTCGGGATCAGAGTTGCGCATCCAGCTCGTCATAGCCATAGCCACCGAGACGAGATCCTCAATACCGACATCCTTCTCGAGCTTGGCGATGGCCGTGGCGAGCTTGTTGAGCGAGTCCGCTTCGGCGGGTGTTGCCCATCGCTCGGCAATAGGACGAGCAAGGATCGCCTCGTTGATGTTGGCAATCTGCTGGCGTAGCTGACGGATCTGCTCGGCAGGCGAGACTGAGGTCGCTGCCTTAAGCTCCTGCCAGTGATGCTCCCTAGACCAGCGAATAATGGTCTGGCGGGTGACACCGATGATCGAGGCCACCTCCTCCTGGGTGTAGTTACTGTCGACGTAGAGACGTTGCGCCATCTCTCGCTTAGCTGTCTTATTAGTGGAGTCTATCTGCTTTGCCATTACTACATACCTACGGGTGATTTACTAAGGCAAAGTTCGCTCCGAAAACACCCTCTTTGCAAATCCAATTTTACCGATTATCATCCGCTGGTAGTGTCACACTATCAGATAGTTGCGTGTGTAAAATTGGATTTGCAAAGAGGGTGTTTGCGCTTATAAATTTGCTCTCAGAAATTATAATCGCATGGCACAGATAAGACGATTTTTTGACGTGATTCCTTCAGGGGGAGGTGAGGCAACTATCCTCCTCTATGGAGAGGTCGGAGACTGGTCAGAGGTCTCCGCCCGAGATGTCGTCACGCGACTCCTTGAGCTTACGCGCACCTATGATAAGATCGACATCCGTATCAATAGCGGAGGTGGCGAGGTCTATTGTGGGTTGGCTATTTATGAGGCGCTTCGAAATAGTACGGCTAATCTCACCATATATGTTGATGGTATCGCTGCATCGATGGCGGCTATCATCGCGCTTTGCGGGAAGCCTCTCTATATGTCGCCCTATGCACGCCTGATGCTGCACAATGTAAGTGGGGGGTCATGGGGGAATAGCAAGGAGCTCCGCCGAGTAGCCGAGGAGATGGAACAGCTTCAGGTGACGCTTGCAAAGATGATCGCAGGGCGCCTGGGTAAGACGCCCGAGGAGATTGAGACAACCTACTTTGATGGGGAGGACCATTGGCTCACCGCTCAAGAGTGTCTCTCTATGGGGCTTATCGACGGAATCTACTCGATGGAAGAGGATGATGCGCCTCCTCTCTCTGAAAAGTCCACACAAGAAGAAATTCAAACGTATTTCCAAAACCGCCTGGAAAACCAGGCAATAAATAATGATGACATGGCACTAATCGATGAACTTCGCAAGTCCTGCCCTTCTATCACCGCCTCAATGGGCGAGGGTGAAGTGGTAAGAGAGGTGGCTCGCCTCTCCAATCAGCTCCGATCCACTGAAGAAGAGAATGGTAAGCTGAAGGCACAGGTCGCCTCAATGGAGGCAGAGCGCAATAAGAGCATTCTTGACGCAGCTGTTGAGGCGGGTAAGATCACCCAGGAGCAGCGTGCGCACTATGAGGCTCTCCTCTCGTCAGCTCCCGAGGAAACGAAGGCGCTGCTCAACTCTCTCCCCTCGCAGAAGCCTAAGAATAAGCTGCCACGAGTAGAGGACCATCTCGCTCCAGAATCTACGCCTACGAGCAAGTTCGCTGGGAAGAGTTGGGATGAGCTCGATCGCGCAGGTCTGCTCGCAGACTTCAAGGCTACTAACTATGAGGGCTTCAAGGCACTCTTCCAGGCGGAGTTCGGCGTCCCCTATAAGGAGTAGCTGCTCTACCCAATTAACCAACAACCAATAACTATTAAGATTTATGGCACTACAGACACAAGTCTGGCTGAAGACCCTGCAGGAGAACTTCTTCCCTGACGACAGCTTCGTCGCTAAGTCAGAGGATGACTCTCAGTATGTCTCGCACAAAACGGTGCACGTCCCCAATGCGGGTAAGCCCTCTGGGGTCAAAGTGAACCGTACGACCAAGCCAGCCTCGATCAGTGAGCGCACTGATAACGAGCTCACCTACGATATTGATGAGCTCACCACGGATCCCGTGCATATCTCAAATGCAGACACCGTTGAGCTGTCCTATGATAAGCGCGTGTCAATCCTTCAGAACGACAAGTCCGAGCTGCAGCGCGTAGCATCTGAGCTTATCCTGCATCGATGGGCTAAGGGCGCCGATGCTGCTAGCCCAATTCTCACCGATGGTGATGCTCGCGCTGCTCATACAGCTCAGGGAACAGGTCAGCGCCGTAAGATGACTGATAAGGTCGTCCACCAGATCGCTATGCGTATGGACAAGCAGGACCTCCCTGCGACGGGGCGCTACCTTATCCTCGACACGGATATGTACGGCGACCTGCTTGATAGCCTCACTGAGGCTAATCGATTTGCCTTCCTTGCTTCGGCTGATGTGGCAAAGGGTACGGTGGGTCGTCTCTATGGGATTGACATCTTCACCCGCTCAACGGTGCTTCGTATGAAGTCCAATGGGAACATCATCACCGAGCCTACTGGTGGTGAGGCTACCGAGGTGGGTGCAGGCTTCGCTTGGCAGCAGAGCTGTGTCTCTCGCGCTATCGGCGAAGCGCACATGTTCAGCTCCCTTGATAATCCGTCCTACTACGGAGACATCTACTCCTTCCTGATGCGTGTTGGCGGTAGCCACCGTCGCTACGACAAGAAGGGTGTCTTCCTGATCGCAGAGGGTAACGTCTAACAGCAACGATCATGGCACAGTTACCACGAGTTAAAATCACCTTTGCCGAGGGCAACCTCGGCAAGGTGGGCGACTCTCCCGATGGGCTCCTCGCTCTCATGGTCGCCTCTACGGCCGTTGGCTCAACTTATGAGCTCGGCAAGCCCTATTCCATCCGATCGGTTGGAGACCTGAAGGGCCTTAAGGTCACAGAGAAGAACAACGCAGCGCTCTATAAGCATGTGCGAGAGTTCTACTCTGAGGTTAGTGAAGGCACGGAGGTCATCATCTACGGCGTCGAGAAGACGAAGACGATGACCGAGCTCTGTACGAAGGGTGACACCGAAGACGAGGCTGGTGAGCTCCGAAAACTCATCACCCTGTGTAAGGGCCGTCTGCGCGCAGTGGCCATCGCCCTGGATGCGCAGGATGAGCCTGAGGCCGCAGAGGGGATCGTCGCCGATGTGCTCTCTGCTATTCCCAAAGCGCAAGAGACCGCAGTGTATGCAACCGAGGCGCTCTATGCACCACTCTTCGCCATCCTTGAAGGCCGTGGCTTCAAGCGTCAGGGGCTCAAGGACCTTGGCGAGCTCGCTTGCAACAGAGTAGGGGTCTTCGTCGGTGACACCCAGCCTGATGGTAAGGGTGCTGCTGTTGGGCTCCTGGCTGGTCGCATTGCGGCAAGTGCAGTGCAGCGCAACGTAGGTCGCGTTCGTGATGGTAAGATTGCCGCCGATGCAATCTATCTGAGCGGTCAGCCCATCGAGCAGCAGACAGGTGCTGTCGCCGACCTCTACACTAAGGGGTATATCTGCCCTCGTCAGTATGTCGGACGTGCAGGATTCTACTTCTGCGACGATCGTCTGGCAACGAGCGAGTCTGACGACTATGCTCATATCACTGCACGCCGAACGATCGACAAGGCCTACCGCATCGCCTACGACACCCTCCTCTCCTTCCTTCTTGACGAGCTTGAGCTCGAGGCTGACGGCACGCTCCACCCTGCAACTATTCGTAGCTGGGAGCAAGAGATCACGTCGGCTGTCGACCGAGCTATGACCGCCAAGGGAGAGCTCTCTGCCGATGAGTCTACGGGTAGCGCTTGTCGCTTTGAGATCCTGCCTACCAATGTCCTTGCGACGTCGGAGGTGCGAGCAAAGCTCTCGGTGCGCCCATTCGGCTATGCCCGCTACATCGACGTAGAGCTTGGCTTCACGGCTGTAACATCTAAGTAATCCTACTCCAATGAACATCTACAACGGACGCGAGTACGAGTGGATGACCATTACCCTGCTCCTCGGCGGTCGTCGAGTCACGGGCCTCCGAGGCATCGAGTACACCGCCGAGCAGGAGCAGGAACCCATCTACGGGGCTGGCAGCCAGCCAATGGCTGTCCAGCGTGGTAACATCAAGTACTCTGGTACAATCACCCTTACGGGGAGTGAATTCCACCTCCTGCAGAAGGCTTGTGGTGGAAGCATCCTCGGAGCCTCGACAACCATCGTGGTGTGTTATGGTGATCCATCGCAGGGCGATGTCATCCACACCGACACGCTTGTCGGCTGCACCTTTAGCAAGGAGGAAGACAAGTGGAAGCAGGGCGACAAGTTCACTGAATATACCCTCCCATTCACCTTCCTTCGCAAGCAGAGTGCATAGTCCTTCGAACGCTTTTTAATCTGTATAAAAATGGAATTCAAAACCGAGCAAATCGAATCGTGGAAGAAGCAGCATGGCAAGGATGCCATCTTCCTCATCGTCGTAGAGGATAAGAGCTGCGCTATCCGCAAGCCTACCCGTCAGGAGTTCAGCTTTGTCTCTGGCATTAAGGATCCCATCCAACTGTCGGAGACGCTCTTCAAGCAACTCTGGCTGGACGGAGACAAGGAGATTCTTGAGGATGATGACTACTTCCTGCCTGCTATTGGCAAGCTGGACGAAGTCCTCAAGCAGAAGGAGGCCGAGGTAAAAAAGCTCTAAGGGAGGCGGAGGCTATCTCCTCCTCCGAAGAGCGACAGGTCTCCTGGGAGAGCTTCCTTTTCTTTGACACCTACATCCGCTACTACTTACACCTAAACCCCGATACGCTGCCCGATCATCAATGGGCGGCAACCATCAACTATCTCAACGAGCTACGCAAGCTCGAAGCCCAAAGCAATGGATAAGCAGCTAAAATTCTTCATCAACCTCCAAGCCAGGCAGGAGAATGTCTGGTCGACGGCGCGAGGAGTTATTAGCGCTCTCGACAATATCGAGAGTAAGGCTAAGCGTGTTGGCGCGTCCATCAGCAAGGCTTTCAGCTTTTCTAACCTGGGTAGCCAGCTTAGTAGCATCCCTGGCTTTGCGCTGCTAACCAACCCTTACGCCCTCATCGGCGGAGGGCTGGCGGCAGTCTCAAAGATAGGGATGCAGGCAGAGCAGACGAGTATTGCGTTTCAGACGCTTGTCGGCAATGGAGAGCGAGCAAATCAGATGCTCGGGGAGATCGCTGAGTTCGCTGACCGAACGCCTTTTGACCGAATGCAACTCACAGAAGGGGCAAAACAGATGCTCTCTTTTGGGATTGAAGCAGACAAGGTGACGGGGTATATGCGTCAGCTTGCGGATATCTCGGGTGGGGATGCCCAAAAGTTCTCCACGTTGTCGCTTGTCTTTGGCCAGGTGAATGCAGCAGGCAAGCTCATGGGGCAAGACCTTATGCAGTTCGTTGGTGCTGGTTTCAACCCGCTTAAGGAGCTCTCTAAGATGACTGGTGAGAGCTTCGAATCCCTCCAGGAGAAGATGAGTAAGGGTCAGATCACGGCGAAAAATGTAGCACAGGCAATCGCTCATGCGACGGGTGAAGGCGGGCAATTCCATGGCATGATGGATGCGTTAGGGGCATCTGGAGCTGGAGCATGGAACACCATGATGGGAGCTATACAGAGTGGAGCTGTCAGTATCTACGAGCAGGTCAAACCCTACCTCTTAGACCTCTTCGAGATCGTTGGGAAGTACGTGCCTAAAGTCTTCGCGGTCATTGGTGGAGTCATCAATGCTGTTGTCGGGACGGTGCGCTTCTTCGAGCGGTGGAAGACGACAATCCTTATCATCACAGGGATCATCGTCTCACTCACCATCGCCGTCAAGCTACAGCGGATCGCGCAGTATGGGCTTGCGGCAGCATCGCTTATTGCCAAGGGTGCTATGACGGCACTCGCAGGTGCACAAGCTGCCCTCAACGCCGTACAGGCAATGAGCCCACTAGGGATGATTGTACTCACAATAGGAGTGCTCATCACAGTAGTTGTTGCCTGTTGGAATAAGTTCGCAGGGTTTCGCGCCTTTATCCTCACGATGTGGGATACAATCAAGGGATTCGGTGGCATCATCAAAGAGTACGTGACCAATCGTATCAACGAGCTGCTCGATGCTGTGGGTAACGTCGGCAAGGCGATCAAGCTACTCTTCGAAGGGGACTTCTCTGGTGCGGCCAATGCCGTAGGCGATGCTGCTAAGGGCTTCGTCGGCGTCAATAGCGCCACGCAAGCCTACCAGTCGTCTAAGGACCTCCTCAGCGGAGTCGGATCAGGCTACGACAAGCACCTCGCAGAAGAGATAGCCAAGGACGAGGCTAAGAAGCGGAATGAAGGCAAAGAGACTGCGTCGATATCTGTTCCTGGTCTGCTCGGAAGTAGCAGCAGTGAAAGCGTCATCTTTGGCTCGGGAAGCGAGAAGGGGGGCAAAGGTAAGGGCAAGGGTGGCCGTGGAAAGACTGGCGACGCAATAGCCACGGGGGGTACGCGCAACACGCAAATCACGATGAATATCGGCAAGCTCGTCGAGCGCATACAGGTGTCCATGATGGACAAAACCGATACTGCCGAGCTGGAGCGCAGCATCATATCAGTGGTCAACCGCTCGCTGGCCATAGCAACAAGCACTGACCGATGACAACATTCGAGCTTGACACTATAATTAGGCGGCTGCCCATACCTCCCCCCTTCCTCTTCAATCGAGCAGGGGTAGCCCTCCCTGACGGAGATCTCCCCGAGGTAGATGTACCTCTCTCTGAGGAGGAGCTTGAGGAGGTGCAGACAAATGCCCTCGGCCTGCCGATGGTATTCCCCGTGTCTCTGGCGATTGAGGGTGAAGAACCGTGGCTACTCCCTCAAGAGCCGATGATCACCATCACAGGGCAGCATATCCTCACGAAGCGGCAGGTGTCAAAGGGGAAGATCCGAGGATCCGTCAAGGAACGCTGGACGCTCGATGACTACAGCATCAGACTTGAGGGAGTGCTTATCGGATCCGATGGACGCTACCCAAAGGAAGAAGTGCAGCGCCTACGCAAGTACCTTGAGGCGGCCAAGGTATCCGCCTATTGCCCCCTTCTGGAGCTCTTCGGTATCACGCGTATTGTCTTTGAGTCATGGGAGTTCCCTCACACCTCGGGTGATGGCAATCAGAACTTCTCCCTCCAGGCAGTGAGTGACGATACCTACAAGCTCCTACTCACTCGTCGAGACCTCACCAAGTAGTCAGCTATGTACACGATGATTTATGATATCCAGATAGGTGGCTACCAGCTCTCGATGCTCGACAAGGTGGAGGTACACTCCTCGGTGGAGCTCCTCGCTGACACGGCTAAGATCACGCTCCCTGCCGCTGAGTACAACAAGGCTCTCGACATTGAGGATGCGATCCATCGAGGAGATGCCGTCACTATTCGTCTCGGCTATGAGGAGACGGGACTTGTCGAGGAGTTCACTGGCTACCTGCAGCGTATTGCCACTGATAACGGTGATTTGACGCTGACCTGCGAAGACGACCTCTTCCTCTTCCGCAAGCCTCTCAAGGATGCGGTGCTGAAGAAGGTCGGGCTGTCAAGCCTGTTGTCACGCATCATTAAGGAGGTGGGACTGTCGCTCAAGGTTAAATGCACCTACTCCTGGGTGTACGATAAGTTCGTCATCAAGTCGGCGACCGCCTATGATGTGCTCAAAAAGGTGCAGGAGGAGTGCGGAGCCGACATCTATCTGCGCGACGGGGTGCTCCATCTACACCCTCCAGGAGAGGTCATCGGACAAGAGCGCCTATATGACTTCGGCTATAATGTTGAGTCCGCTGACCTCACCTACCGAAAGGCCGAGGACAAGAAGTACCAGATAACTGTCAAGGCACTCCTACCTGATGGGAAGGTGCGCGAGATAGAGGTCGGTACTCCTGGAGGAGACAAGATCACCGTCAAGTGCCCTACCTCTGATGAGGTGAGTATGCGCCTGCGCGGGGAGACTGAGCTGAAACGGCGCACCTTCGACGGATACGACGGCAGCATCGACACCTGGCTCATCCCTGAGTGTCGAGCTGGTGACACTGCAGAGATACACGATCCTGACTACCCACATAAAGAGGGTACTTACTTCGTTCGCGCCGTTACGACGGAGTTCAGCTCATCGGGCGGAAAGCGGAAGGTCGAGCTTGGATTTAGACTTAACTAATAATGGACCCATACAGAGAGCTACGTGAGCTCCTCGCTAAGATCGGAGGGGGCAAGGCAACTAACCTCTACCAGGGGGTTGTCACAGCCTTATCGGATATCACCTGCGAGGTTTCCATCGATGGGCTGAGCATTCCTGATGTGCGCCTACGGGCTTCCACCGAGGTGGATGGAGCGCAGATTATTGTGCGCCCCGCCGTCGGCTCAGTCGTCATCGTTGGATCGCTCACGGGCGATCTTGACCACCTGGTTGTGCTTTCAATGGATCGCGCGGAGGAGGTCATTATCAACGGTGGCAAGCTCGGCGGGCTGATCAAGGTCCAGGAGATAACGCAGAAGCTCAATGCTCTCGAGAGCGAGGTGAACAATCTCAAGCAGCTCTTAGCATCGTGGGTTCCCGTCAAAGGTGACGGGGGAGCGGTCCTTCGCGGGCTGTTAGGCTCATGGGCAGGAAAACGACTCACCCTATCAAGGCGTGAGGATTATGAAGATACTAAAGTGAAGCATTGACATGATAGGTATCCAGCTTTCAGCCGACTATGAACCTCGCGTCCGCCTAGTGCGCGACGAGGAGGGACGCATCATCGAGGGGCTTACTCTCGGTGAGACGCTGCCTCAGAATCAAGCTCTGATACTCACCCTACATCAGGGTGAGCTTAAGGAAGCCCCTGCTGTCGGGTGCGGTGTCTCAGACATGCTCCTTGACAACCAGCCACTGTACTGGCGAGCTCGCATTCGCGAGCAACTCGAGATGGACGGGCAGACTGTCAACTCCATCAAAATAACAACTTCGGGCATCCACATCGACGCCCACTACTAACTCTATTATGCGCACGCGCCTTACTGTCCAACTTTGGATAGCCGTCCTCCTCACTCTCTCGGGCATCGCACTCGTCTGGACGGCTTTCCTTGTCGTCCCTCGAGGGGAGATCCACAACTCCGTGCTCCTTGCATTTGGTGAGATGTCGACCTTCGCTGGGGCGCTCTTCGGCATAGACTATAAGCATCGCTTAGACAGGTACATCCACCAGCCTAAGCAACCTACCAAACAAGATCAAGACGACAACAATGAGGACAATTAACTACATCGCCGTGCACTGCACGGCTTCCCCCCAAGGGTGGGGAGTGAAGGAGCTCCAGCAGGTCTTCCAGCAGCGTGGCTTCCAGCGCCCAGGCTACCATTATGTGGTCACGGCAGACGGTGTCGTGCATGCGATGCAGCCCGAGGAGCTGATCAGCAATGGTGTCAAGGGCTACAACTCGGAGACCATTAATGTCGCCTACGTAGGTGGCATCGACAAGTCGGGAAAGGGTGTTGACAATCGCACTGATGCCCAGCGCGCATCACTCCGCAAGCTCCTCGGCGAGCTTCGTAGTCGATACCCCAAGGCTAAGATCCAAGGGCATCGCGACTTCTCTCCTGACACCAACGGTAACGGCATCGTTGACCCGTGGGAGCGCATCAAGGAGTGCCCCTGCTTCGATGCGATCCCCGAATATAAGGACCTATAGCTATGAGACGAGTAGATAAAGAGCGCCTGCTGATCTTCATCGCGCTCATCCTCTTTTGGTCGCTCCTCCTCGGTGCACTCTCCTCCTGTGGTGCGGTGAAGACTGCTGTCGTTAAAGGTGAGCGACGTATAGAGTGGAGTGACCGCAGCAGCGTACAACGTGATAGCATCTATGTGCATGACAGCGTGTACATCCACTCCAAGGGGGACACTGTCTTCGTCGTTCGGTGGCGTACACGCATCCGCGACCGAACGCAGCGCGACACCATTTATTTGCAAAAGGTAGACAGTGTTTACGTGGAGACGCAGGTGAAAAAGACCAGTGCGATCGCCGATATCAACTCTACGCTACGAGTGCTCGGCTGCACCGCTATCATCATTGCTGTCATCATCTTCATACTCAAGATACGTAAACGATGGATGTGACGACGCTACCTGGGCAGACCCTGTGGGATGTCGCCGTGGCAACGAAAGGGTCCTGGGAGGCTGGTATTGATATGGCTCGATCTGCTGGCGTGTCGATGACTGGACCTCAAAAGGCGGGGGCTGTATATCCAGTGCCGATAAAGACCTACGATCGCACGATGGAGCGATACGCCCTCACACATCGCCTGGAGCCTGCTACCGCTGGCGAAATATCGCCGCTTTCAATGCGCATATTCACCTCCGCATTCTCCGCGGAGTTCAGCTAATAGACTATGGCAACTGACAATAAGATTAACGGATGTGGAGCCTGTTCGGGGTGGCTCCGATGGGTGCGGCCACCGCACCATGAGTTCTTCCAAAAGGAGTGCGCTCTTCACGACGAGCTGTATAATATGGGAGGTAATGAGCAGGATCGCCTCAAGGCCGACTTCGCACTCTACCAAGATATGGTAGCGCACTCCCTGGATTACTTCAAGGGGCGCAAGGCGGGATCACAGACGTGGTTCGTCGTCCTCTCCTACCTCTACTATAAGGCTGTTCGCCTCTTCGGTAAGAGCCAGTTCAACTACAAGTAACTTCTTCCCTGGTCGGGGTATAAGAAAGCCCCCGACCTTCGTAAGTGGACTCTCACCTCACACTTACAAATATGCGCTGACACGCAAAGGCCGAGGGCTTAATGCCTTTCCTTTCGTGTCAGCGCATTTCTTATGTAGTGGGAGGTGAGAGACCGCAAAAATACAACGATTTATCCGAAATGAGAACTCCTATTACCTACTATGGAGGCAAGCAGACGATGCTCAAGCATATCCTGCCTCTAATCCCTTCGCACACCCTCTATACAGAGCCCTTCTGTGGTGGTGCGGCTGTCTTCTTTGCGAAAGCCCCATCCGATGGGGAGGTTATCAACGACCTCAACCAGCAGATGACCAACTTCTACGAGGTCCTCAAGACCGACTACGACATCCTCAAGGCGCGTATCGAGGTCACCGTGCACTCAAGAGATATGCATGCCCATGCAGCGCACATCTTGGAGTACCCGCAGTTCTTCACCCGTATGGACCGAGCCTGGGCGGTGTGGGCGCTCTCTAAGATGAGCTTTGCCAGCATGCTCGACGGGACATTCGGATACGACTTCGGAGGAGGGATGCCCAAAAAGCTCCGCAACGCTAAGGCTGAGTTCGGTGAGCACCTCTCCCAGCGACTCGACAATGTCACGATCGAAAATCGGGACGCACTCGAGGTCATCCGATGCTACGACAGCCCAGATGCCTTCCACTTCGTCGACCCGCCCTACGTCGGTAGTGACTGTGGCCACTATGAGGGCGTGTTCGGCGAGAGCCACCTGCTGGCTCTCCTTGACCTCCTTACAGAGGTCAAGGGTAAGTTCATGCTAACTATGTTCCCTGATGATAATATCGAGCGATATGCTACGGCGCACGGGTGGCACATCCATCGTATTGAGCGCACGATCTCCGCCTCTAAAACCTCCCGACGCAAGCAGGAAGAATGGATGGTGTGCAACTATGTCAAGGAGGAGGAGCCGACACTATTCGACTGACGCTCGAACGATATTCGTATGACGCTAAAACAAAGAGAGGGAGGCGGTCGCCCGTCACCCTCTCTTTAGAAGTAATTGAATTGAAGATGCCCACCATATGGTGGACGCCACAAAGGTAGGGAGAATTAGTTATTTGGCAAAAGCTACAAGCGCTCTGTTAGCTTGGACGTAAGGTGCTTGATGTGCTTTGCCTGCTCCTCGATGATATTGTCCTTCTGTTCGATGAGCTCCTCGAGGGCTTTGATCTTTAGAACAAGTTGTGCATGCTTGCTACTCATGTCCCCTTCGCCGCTCTCTACCCACGCCTGTCGCAATGCGGGGAAGGCTGCAAGGACGGTGGTGGCATCCCATACACCTCGTCTCCTCCAGCTGTACATGCGCTGTTTGGATATGCCGAGTGTACGCGCAAGCTCAACGTCACTCTTTATTGAATAAAGGGCCTTTATAGCGTCGATACGCTCCCCAATGGTTGATGTTATACTCATATGCAAATCGTTTACCATACACAACTGCAAAAGTAAAAAATAATATGCATATATAAAAGCCGTAAAACGGCAAGTCCTTATATATAAGGCGTTGTGCGTGGAGTTTATTTTTTTACCTCAAAGATTTGCACGGGTAAAAACTTTGACGTACCTTTGTTGTGTCAAAGGGGATGGACCTCGGCGACACAAACCAAATAGAAGTAATAGAATTATGAAGACGAACGAAAAGAAGACCTACTACTACAATGTAAAGGGTGGGGTGACTCCAGATGACCATGACATCAAGTACGACCTGTTTGTGCCTGTCTCGGATGCTGACCTTGGAGACTATTACAGAGGTGTTGCTCGCCTCGAGATCGAGAATGCTAAGTCATTCGACGAATACCTCGAAGATATCTCAGGTCATTATGTTGAGGGAGTAGGTAGCTGGCAGGAAGCGCATGACTACCTAGTTGACCTCCTCCAGGCAATGATGGTAGAGCTAGTCGGTAGGACGCCTGTTGAGAGACCAAAGGAGTATTCAGCTATAATCAACGAGAGCTACGCCGACGGCACATTCATCGATTACAGCATAGACTTCTATCCTGAAGATGGGACTGTCGCCATATTTATCGACTCAAGCAAGAAGATTGAAGACAAGGTGCTGAGCAGGGAAGCCCTATATCAGATGCTGTCTATCAGAGCCGAAGACCTCATCGATTAAGTCGATCAAAAAGCAGAAAGCCCTCCGACGCTTATGT